AGAATTTATTAATTATATTAATAAATTTTTATGTAATTTTAAAATTAAAAAATTTATATTAAATAAAAATTGTAATATTATAATAAAACCATATTTTGAAAATTTTCAATTTATTATTAATATTTTATAATACTTCTTTACTTAATCCCCCTTTTTGACCTAAAAGTATATTATCATTATCTATTTTTTTATTAAGACTATTCATATCATTTTCTTTATCTTTTATAAATTTATAATTAAATGAATCATATAATGCATATATTACTAAACTTCCCACAACTGAAACTAATATAATTTGTTCTATCATTATTATATGATTATATATTATATATATATTATTCATTTTTTATCTTTCTTTCTTTTTGTCTTATTTTCTAATAACGTTTTGGTTAATCGCTGCGTACTCGGAGTAATATCTGATTTTTTTTCTTCAATATCTGAATTTTTTTCTTCAATATCTGATTTTTTTTCTTCAATATCTGAATTTTTTTCTTCAATATCTGAATTTTTTTCTTCAATATCTGAATTTTTTTCTAGTTTCCATCTTTCGCCAATTTTACGCATTAAATCTTGTCTAGAATAATCAGGAAATTCTTTTTTTGTCTTTGTCATATTATCTTTAACATATATATTATATTTTGTAGGAACTTTTTTAGTAATTTTATTTACATCATTATAAACTTTATTTAAAATATTTACAAGTTCTTTAGAATTATATTTTTTATTAATATCAATTAAATTAGTGAAATCTGTAATAATAGTTTTAGTATTCATTGTTTGAGACATAATATGTATTATATAATATTAAATACATTAATCATTTTTTTTATTTACCCACGGATTTTTATTTATCCATGGATGAGTATTTTTCCAGGGATTATTATTATTCCATATATTTTTATTATGCCACCAATTTTTGATATTATTTTTCCATGGTTTTGTGTTTTTCCAAGGAATCCATATATGGGGGTCAAAATATAATTTCTTAATTTTTTTTGAATAAAAATTTAAAGTTAATATAGAAGTTAATATAACACCATTTGTTAATATAATAATAGAATAGTTATTTTTTTTTTTATTTATTATATCCATTTTATATTATAATTAATAAATTCATATATAATATTATTAATTATTTTACCATATGATCTATAATATTTTTTTTTGTTTTATTAAATATATTGATAGCATTTTCACAATTAATATTATTACATAATGGATTAACACATTCTTTTAATTTTTTACTTCGACAATAAGGATTGCCACAATTAGGACATTTACAATTCATATATCTTAGAAAATAGTTAGGACAGTTTTCGTTCGGACATTTATTCATTCTACATTTTAAAATTTTTTCTTTTTTAGCATCACAATTAGGATTAGGACAATTAGGACATTTACATTTATCATCTGACGAATTAAGTATTTTATTTATTTTTTCTTTTTCTTCTATTTCTTCTTTACTTAATTCTATTTGTTTAATTCTATTTTGATGAGACCATATATTAGTAATCCATTTTGTACCATTTATTAATTTTGAACCAGTATGTTTTGATAATGGATGTATATTATGTAAATCTACTTCAGATACATTATAAAATAATACTGCCATCCCTTTAACAGGTTTTATTTTTGTATTAACATCTTTATGAACGAAGTATGTTTCTCCTCCTTCAAAATCATCATTTAAATAAATTAAAAGTGTTGTTATTCTTTGAGCTGATAAGCCGTTCATACCAAAACATTCACCTTTTGTACCATTACATGCATCATGATGTTCTTTAAAAAAACCACCTTTATTATATTTTACAATTTGTAATTCTTCTTGATTATCTTTAGAAATACCGGTAATATATTCACTCAATAATTTAATTCTATCAATAATAAAATTATCATCGTTATTCAAATTATTTGTAATCCATGTTTGTTCACTTATTCTTTCAGTTTCATTTATTTTTGGCATAACAGCATCTCCTTCATTCTGTATTCCTTTCCCTCCATTTAGATATACTTCACTTAATTCAAGACCTTTTTTTCTTGCAATATCTATAAGTCTATTACATTGTTTATCATTAATAAAATTATAAAATTTAGTTATAATATAGTCTCTACCGCTACCAAATGTAGTTGGAAATCTCAAGTGCTCTTTTTTTAAATTATCAACATATTTTTTAATATTTTTTTCATCATTTTTGTTATCTATATTTATGAAAAATTTATATAATATATATATTATTAAAAGAATAAATAAAAAAGTAATAAGATATATATAATTATATTCACTATTATAATAATAATTAGACATTTTATTCTATAATAAATATTTATAATTTTTTTTATAAATATAACTCGGAAAAAAAATGAAACATATATATATAAAGTAAAAATATATAAATATAGAATATGGAATTTTGCAATAATTGTGATAATATGTTATATATTAAGAATGATGAAAGTGATAATTTGGTAAAATATTGTAAACATTGTGATTTTAGTAAAAAAGAAACAGAATCTAAATGTATAAAAATATCTGAAACAAGATATTTAGAAGATGATTTATTATATAAACAAAATATTAATAACTATTTAAGATATGATCCCACATTAAGAAGAATTCGCGATAGTAATATTATATGTCCTAATAAATCGGAATGTAATATTGATATTGATAAACAACAAATTTTATCAATTAAATATGATGATGTCAATATGAAATATTTTTATGTATGCGATTATTGTGGACATATATGGAAAGATGCAATTTCATAAATAAAAAAATGATTTTCTTTTTGTGTATGATATCAAAAACAAACATATAAGGTCTCCGTAGAATGTGTTCTCTTACCGTAGAATATGTTCTTTTACGTAGAATGTGTTCAATTTTGCTAAAATCTCGCCTTCATGATCGCCTCCTCCGGCGTCGGCCAAGGATTGGTCGCTATGAGCGTCTTCCCCTGCGCCTACCTCGTCACCGGTTTCCCTCGCCTCACCCAATCCTCGTACGCGCTTTTCTGCCGCGCCTTTCTCATTGCCATCCTGAGCTTCATCATCCCTTTCTTCCCTAGCTTTTTCCTCAATCTCATCATCTCCTGATGTATTTTTGCGATGTGGGGGTGCGACCCTGTTCCATTCTGAAATCCTTCTAAATCAGAACTAACATTATATAATGATGTATTAAATTTTACATAACATATATATATCATAGTAGATATTAATAATATTAATATTAATATCAAAATAGTATTTTTCATTCTATATATATCAAATAATTTAAAAATAAATTATATATATATATTAAAATGTTTATAATAGATTTAGATAAAATAAATAATAATATGTTAATTGATTATAACGCATTTTTTTACTACAATTTATTAAAAGAACAACAAGAATTAGAAAAATCAATAATTAAAACAGAAAATTTAATAACAAATTTTATTAATGTGATAGATATTAATAAGGATCTATTTATAATTACAATTATATATGTAACAATATTTTTAATTGTATTATTTATTCCTTTATTTAAAAAAATAAAATTTAATAATATATATTTTATAATCTCATTAACTAAAATAATATTATTATCAAGATCTTTTATTTAAAAATTGATTATATTTAAAAAGAATTTAATATATAACTTTATTATATTAAAATGTATATGATAATAGATACCGAAACTAATGGAGTACCTATTACTAAAAAATATTGCGAATATCCTAGTTTTGATCTATTAGATAAATATGATTCTGCAAGAATAGTACAATTTACATTTATGACATGTGATGATAAATTAAATGAAAAAAAACTACATGATTATATTATATATGCTGATAATTTTAATATTAATAATTCTAATTTTCATGGCATAACAAATGAAATATCAAAAGAAAATGGTTATGATTTTAATAAAATTGCGGACATATTTTATAAAGAATTACAAAATTGTAAATATATTATAGCGCATAATATAGGTTTTGATATAAATGTTATTAAAAGTGAGTTATTTAGAAGAAAGTTGTATCATATAATAATAGAAATAGATAAGAAAATACTAGTATGTAGTATGAATACATTTAAATTTATAATTAAAGCAAAAAATAAATTTAATAAAATTAAAGACCCAAGTTTAAAAGAATTATATTATTATGCTTTTAATTCAGAAATGGAAAACGCTCATAATTCTAAATATGACGTAATAAATTTACATATAGCTATAAAACATATAACAAACGGTAATTTAGAAAAATATATCAAAAATAAAAAATGATATAAATATAAAGAATTAGAAATAATTAATGAAATCTTTAGTACCTAATAAAAATAGAATTTTATCTGTTAATGAAACATATCAAAAATTAGAAGAACCTAAAATTTCTAAACCAATTATGACTAAATATGAATTAGATCAAATTATTTCACAAAGAGCAACAATGTTAGCACATGGTTCAGTAGCATTTGTAAATATTGATTATAAAATTAAAAGTAATTTTGAATTACGACATGTTGCAATTAAAGAACTATTAGAAGGAAAATTACCTTTTATTATTAAAAGACCTCTGCCTAATAATAAATATGAATTATATCGCGTTAAAGATTTAGATTTAGTCAGCGTACAACATATGATTAAATAAATATATATAAAGTTACAGATGTTGCATATAAAAATGTTCCCCATAAAGTATCCATAATTGCAATTTTTATACTATAATTTTTATAGATTGATAATGATGTGAAATTATATATACCATATATAAAAAAACCTATTATCCCGCCATATAATAATGATTTTAATATAGATTTCTTAATATTTTCTTTTTTTATTAATTTTGATTTAGTAAATGGAATTGCTATAATAAATATACTACCTAATACAAATATATAAGCTATTATTGCATATTTAATATTTAATTCTAATTCATTTTTCTGTACTGCTTTTGTTATTGATGCGTAATTATTAGAATTAATCAAATATATCCATATGAATTCCGACAAAAGAATATATATAATAGTACATATATATTTGTAATACATATTTCTATTATATTTTAATATTATAATATTTATTTATAATAAACAAATGAAAATAATATTATTATTTAATATAATTATATTTTTATTAGTAATTAGTATTATTTATTTTATTTATATAATTTTTAATAATAAATTTATTAAAAA